TTTTTTTATGCCTATAAATGTGTAGCGAGATATACAAAAATAGAGTTATGTAAAAAAGCAATCAATGTTAGTGAATTTTAACAAACTTGTATAGATACCGCAGAATTGAGATTAAGCTTATGAACTGATGCTCAAAATCTTTTTATGTTTATAGTATGAGTTCGCCTTTTCGATATTCGCCATGCATAACATTATTTCACAGAATCAATTGTCGGAGTGGGGTAAATTAAGGAAGTCTGCTAGAAACTTACAACAGACCAGGCAGCAGATGGAAAAAATTAACGACTACTTCGAGTGCTTGATTGAATGTGAACACGACTCTGGTGTTTGTAAACGAATTTGTAAACAGATTCTGCTGTAAACACCTGCTACACATGTCACGGGATCCCCACATCGGGGGTCCTTTTTTAATGCGCTGCTATAATATAGTATAAGTGAATGTAGTAACATGTTACTAAAAGCATTGCTAATACTGTCACCGATAATTGTATTTGTATTTTGGGGGATCACGCACGCATATGCCTAAGAACAGATTGGAGCGAGACGAGATTCTCAACCGTACAATGAAACTGAAGAAGATGTTGTACGATGGGACGTACCAGCATAAGGGTGGTGAATGGCATGATGGTGCCCATACCATGCTGAACAAGTTGCTAGATATTATCCAAGAGTATCGTTACTAAATAGTGTCAGCTTGGGAAACTGATGTCTAACAATCCGTGCCACTTGAATCAAGTATCTAATAGAAATTTTCTTTCTATTGGTGGATTCCAACTGGTTCTGAATAGATGTCGTAAGGTAGATTTCCTGTGTAACAAGGCAAATCTGCCTGGTATTTCTATGGGAAGTGCTAGACAGTCAAGTTACCTCAGAGATATTCCTGTCCCTGGCGATAAGATCCAGTACGAGGATCTAAGGGTAGACTTCATTGTCGATGAGAACATGGAGAACTACCACCAGATCTACCACTGGATGCGTGAACTCGGATACCCAGAAGATCTAGGGCAGTCCAAACTCGACAACCGTAGTGATGCTACGCTGTTGATTCTAAACAGCAGTCTCCAGGTATCGGGTAAGGTAAAGTTTAGAGACGTATTTCCTGTGTCTTTGGAAGGTATTCCCTTTAACGCTACGATTCAGGATCAACAATATTTTACTGCTACGGCAGTGTTCAAATACACTATGTTTGATTTGATGAACATTGATGGAAAGGAAGTCTAGTTTTTCTCTGGAAGTTATCCAGGGAATGTGGGCAACCGATTCTGTTATCAATCCAGATGAACTGGACACAGAGTCGCTAAAGGTTCCCCAATTACACGCCAAATATTACGACCTATATAATACAACACTGTCACTGAAAAAGCAAGCAGAGACTGTGTTTTCAGGTATTCTACTGGAACGTCGTAAGTATTATTCGGGGAAGGCGGATTCACAGATCTATATCGACGAACCGTTTCCTTACAAAGTAAGAGACAAAGCAGAGTTGCAACTGTATCTTGACGCTGACGAGCGGATGCAGAAAGCAAAACTCAAAATTGAGTATTACGACATTATGCTTAAGTATCTCGAAGAGGTGCTAAAGCAGATTACCAATAGAACCTACCAAATCAAAAACGCCATCGAATGGCGTAGGTTTAGTGCTGGTTATGGCTGATCTGGTTATTAGAAAAAAGAATGAGGTTTATCTAACGGTTGAGTGTGACCCACACATTCAGCATGAACTACAAGATCAGTTTACGTTTGATGTTCCCAATGCGAAGTTTATGCCTCAGTACCGTAGCAGGTATTGGGACGGAAAGATTCGTCTGTTTAACATCGAGAAGAAAGAAATCTACTGTGGTTTGATTGATAAACTACAAGTATTTTGCCAGCGATACGGATATACTTTTGAGTTTGAGACTAACAAGTTCTACGGTCTCCCTTATGAGGAGAACGAGATGGTATCCCAGGAAGGGGTCCAGGACTACCTACAACGCATCACATCGTTTAAGCCTAGGGAATACCAGGTAGAAGGTGTTTATGACGCTCTGAGGCGCAACAGACGCCTTCTGATCAGTCCTACGGGTTCTGGTAAGTCTCTGATGATCTACGGCGTTTGTAGGTACCATGTAGAGCAGTCTAGGAAGGTCTTGATTGTTGTTCCTACCACATCCCTGGTGGAGCAGATGTACAAGGACTTTGAGGATTACGGTTGGAACGCACAGCACCATTGCTATAAGATCTATGGGGGCAAGACGAGAATCGCCAAGAAGGATGTTGTCATCAGTACCTGGCAGTCGATCTACAAGATGGACCGTAAGTGGTTTGGTCAGTTCGATGTCATTATCGGGGACGAGGCACATCAATTTAAATCTAAATCCCTTATCAGCATCATGTCTAAACTCGCAGATGCGAAGTATAGATATGGATTCACTGGAACCCTTGACGGCACACAGACTCACAAGTGGGTGCTAGAAGGTCTGTTCGGACCATCGTATAAGATCATCAACACCAAGGACCTACAGGAGGCAGGGTATCTTGCCAAACTGAATATCAAGGTTCTGCTGATGAAGCATGATCCACAGATCTTTGAGACCTATGAGGACGAGGTACAGTTTATCATTGGTCATGAGAAGAGGAATAGATTCATTAAGAACCTTGCCCATGACTTAAAAGGCAACACACTGATCCTGTTTAGTCGGGTTGCCGCACATGGGGAGGGTTTATATGACCTCATAAATACAGACAGTAGGAAGGTATTCTTTGTCCATGGTGGCGTAGACACTGAGGAACGAGAAACAGTCCGACAGATTACCGAGCAAGAACAAGACGCTATTATCATTGCGTCATTCGGAACGTTCTCCACCGGTATCAATATCAAAAATCTCCACAACGTAATCTTCTCATCACCGAGCAAGTCAAGGATCCGTACTCTACAATCTATCGGTAGAGTCTTGCGAAAGAGTGAGAATAAATTAAAAGCAACACTTTACGACATCGCCGATGATTGTAAGAAGGGGTCTAGAAGTAACTACACTCTGAACCACCTTGTAGAAAGAATCAAGTACTACAACGAAGAGAAGTTCAACTATGACATCATCTCAATCAAAATCTGATAGTCCGTATGATGAGTTCTACGCTAGCATCAAACTAGTGTCGGGTGAAGAGATCCTGGCAATGGTAGTTGTAGATAATACTGACAAAGAGAAACCAGAAGCAATCGTTATTGATAACCCTGTTATCTGTAAAGAGATTCGTGCCAATGGCACGAATATACCCATGGGGTATAAGTTCGAACCTTGGATGAAATTAACTGATGATGAAACTTATGTCTTACCTATGTCTAAGGTGATTACGATCTCACAGATCTCATCTCCAGAGATAGTGGAAACTTATAAGTCAGTGATCGATTATGGTTTTGATGTAGGTCATCCTGATCTTACTAAAGAGATGGGATATGTTTCTACGGTAGATAAAGCAAGAGATCTCCTAGAGAAACTCTACAAGTCTTAAAGCTAAGCCACATGCCTTTGACGGCGACAGAGTAATCATACACACATTTGCCGATCTTGTCAAGCTATGCTATAATGTATACAGAATAGTACATTACATGGTCCGTAAAAGATCAGAACACTATGTAAACAATAAGGAGTTTCTTGCTGCCATCATTGAGTACAAGAAGTCCATTAGAGACGCTGAAGCAGCAGGTGAACCTAAACCAAGGATCACAAACTACCTCGGTGAATGCTTTCTGAAGATTGCTACTCACTTGTCTTACAAACCAAACTTCGTCAACTACATGTTCAAGGATGACATGATCTGTGACGGAATTGAGAACTGTGTTCAGTATATCAATAACTTTGATCCTGAGAAGTCTAGCAATCCCTTTGCTTACTTCACCCAAATTATCCACTATGCTTTCCTCCGTCGTATCCAGAAGGAGAAAAAGCAACTAGAGATTAGACAAAAGATTATCGAAAGATCTGGATTTGACGAAGTATTCGTCGCAGACGAATCCGATAAGTCATCTGAGTATAACCAAATCAAAGACGCCGTACAGTATCGCCTTAATCGTTAATGGAACATCCCGAGATTGCTGAATACGAATGGATTGATGATTGTTTCCGTGTATGGGAAACTCGGTTTGGTCTGTGGTCAAGCGAAACTAAAGAAGGTCGCAAGATGTTGACTGGACTGACTAAAGAAGCAGTCGTCACCATGACACGCTGGCACCTTAAGTGTGAGCAGGAAGGAACTCTAGATCAATACACGAGAGTAATCAATAATGGAGTTGTTGGTGGTAAACTATGAAGGTTGCGATCATCACGGACCAGCACTTCGGGTTTAAGAAGGGTTCCAAACTATTTCATGAATACTTTCAGAAGTTCTACGAGGAAGTCTTTTTTCCAACGTTGCAGGAACGTGGTATCACAACTGTCATCGACATGGGAGATACTTTCGATAGTCGTAAGGGTATCGATCTATATTCTCTGGATTGGGCGCAAAGAAATTATTTTGACCGTATCCGAGATCTTGGCATTACCCTTCACTCCGTGGTCGGTAATCACACCGCATTCTACAAGAATACTAACGAAGTCAATACTATCGATCTGCTTCTACGAGAGTACGATAACGTCAATACTATCACTGAATGTACGGACATAGACATTGACGGTTGTAAGATCTGTATGGTTCCTTGGATTAACTCAGATAACT